TTCCCTAGCTTCCTGCGTATTACTTCGGGTTTTCTTGTACTCGTCCCCGAATTTTTCAAGGTCGCGGGCGATGTAGTCCAGGGCGTTATTTACTCGAATTTTTCTAAACTCGATAACCTCGTCGGCCCCAGGCGTCGTAAGCGTATTTACCGCTTCGTCGATAAAGACGGCTTCCCCGTCCATTACGAATACCAGGGTACCGGCTTCCTTAGCCGTTACACGCTCGCCAGGCTTAAGCTTCTTGTTCACCTTGGCGTAGTCTACCACTTCGTCGGTAAGCGTCCTGTTAAGGGCCACGCTCGCCACTCTAGCGGCTACGAAAATCGCCATATCGGCGGCCGTATGCCCGTCGCAACCATTACCCACATTGATAATGCCCCTGTGGTTCGCTGTCGTCGAAGCTGTGTTAGCGCTCGTAAGGTCGGTATCCCAGGATAAAGGGCCGCCCTGTACGAAGGTCACGTAAAAGCCTTCGGTTCTTACACGCTTCACAAAAGCGCGTACCGTGGTTAAGATAGCGTCGTCGCTTACCCCGTCCAGTGAGAAGGACGAAGGCGTACCGTCTGCTTCCAGTTCGTCCATAAAGGCCCCGTACTCGGTAGACGTTACCGTATCGCCGTTAGCGCCGCCCGTGAAGGCTGCCCCTGCGTTATCTGCTGGAAGGTTCGACCCCTTGGAAGTCACCCTTACGTAGTCTGTAAGGTTAAGTTTTTCTTCCAGTTCCGCTACCGTGCTGCCGGTTACGGAAGCCAGCTTTACGCCGCCCTCTACAATGTCGATAACCTTAGTACCTGCTGCCACGCCGTCCGATACTACAGCCGTAAAGGCTCTATCGGAAGGGTACAGGGTTTCCAGGGTAAGGCTTTCTGCTGCGCCGTCGTCGTTAAGTACGACGGTTCCTTTAGCTGCTGCGCCCGTAGCCATGCGGTAGCATAGTACGCGCTGCGGTTTTCCCTTGAAGGCGTGGGCGTAAATCTTAGACGCTGTAAGGTCCGTAGCGCTTCCGTTGTACTTCTCGTCGAATTCACTACCCATAAGCACCGTTACCAGTTCGTTTACAGGTCCCCAGTCGGACGTAAACGGGTAGGCCACGATACCACGGTCGCCCATACTTACGCGCTCTACAGCCGACTTAATCAGCGTATAAACGCCGCTTAGTGTCTTGCTGCTACCTTCGATATATGTTCCTGCCATATGGTATTACCCCCTTCGTTATTTGATAGGTCGGGCCATGAATTCGTCCAGCTTATCCTTGGCCTGTTCCCGTGTGATTGGTTCTTTCGTTCCTGTCAGTGCGCCCGCCATAAATTCGGGGGTCGTACCGAATTCTTTAGCCGCGGTAATCAGCGCGGCCTTGTCGAATACGGGCGCTTCTTTTGCTGGCTTCTTCTTCGTCGCCATATGTTACCCCCTATTCGTCGTAGTGGTTGATAATCCTATTGCCTACGTACGTCGCGTTCGGCGCTTCCGCTGGGCGGGTTCTGCCGTAGGTCGCTTCGTATCGTATGCTAAAGGGTATATCTAGGTTTTCGCCGTCCTCGAATTCGATGGTTACAGCCTTTAAAAGGCCTAGCTGCGTCTGTCCGTCCATAACCGGAAGGACGCCTACCTTTTCTTCCAGGTCCTTAATAAGCTGTTCCTGTACGGTTAAAGCGCTGTCCAGGCTGGTTACGAATAACCGCCCGTACTGTCTTACCGTCGTCACATATTGGTACCTGCTTAGGTTTCGGTCCCTGCTTCGGCTAGGCGTTTCCCATAGTATTACTGGGCGGGACAGCTTGGGCTTGGCTTCTCTTAGTCTGTACGAATTTAGGCCGGTAGTTTGTTTTATCCAGGTTTGTATGGCTTCTAGTTCCTTAAGGTAGTCCATACGTCACCCCCTTAATTAAAGAGTTCGGCATATAACCGCCTAAACTCGAATTCTGTAATAGTGTCCAGGTCATCTTCCAGGTAGTCCATAGCCTTTTTAAACATATGCGCCCCTTCGATAATCTTACCCGTAAGTACCATTCCCTCGGGGTAAGCTTCGGGGTCATAGTGAAAAGTGCCGCTACGCCAGTATCCAGGAATAAAGCGCCCCCGCCTTTGCTCGAAGCCCTTTTCCCGTGCTTCGGCGTACTCTACAGCGGACCCCACGGCTACGTATGCCGTCCTTCCTACCTTTAGTTTAAATACGTTTTCACGGTCGCCCATCGTCATACTGTTCTGTAGTCTACCGCTGCGCCTGGGCGTCAAGTCGTCGGCGTATTCAAGTATCCGAAGTCCCGCGGTCCTTAATACGCGACTTTGGAAGCGCTCTAAGTGTTCCTTGTCTAAGCTTTCCAGCCATTCCAGCCATTTATCCAGGTTTTCTATGTTAAAGACGTGTTCCCGTCTACTCATAGGAAGGCCACGCCCCGGTCGCTCTTGGCCGCGTTATCAGCTTCGAAGGCTAACCGGTACGGCCGTAGCATGTTTCTTACTACGTCCAGCGGGTCCTTTTCCCTGGAATTCCTGGCGTACTGGCCTGGCGGCGCTGCTTCCGTAATGTTCCCCGTGATTTCTTCTATCTGTGCGGTTTCCCCCTGGGCCATGATTTCGAAGGCCAGCGCTACAGCAGCCTTTAAGTCGTCGTCCACTGTAGGCGGTTCGCCCCCGATTACGCCTTTACAAAAAGCATTAGCACGCTGTAGGTACGTGCGCTTGTCCCCTGCTTCGACGTTTACGGCCTTCGGGTAGAGGTTTACCAGGTCTGCTTCGGTTAAAAAGGCCATACATTAGCCCCCTTTACGCTTTAAGCAGTGTTTCGGCTTTTCCAGCTTCCATTACTGCTTCGATGATTTCGGCTTTTTTCGCGTCGTACGGGAATTCTACGCCGGCATCCTTAGCAGCTGTAGCCAGTTCGTCGCGCTTGTACTTATCGTCCAGCGCTTTGGCCGCTTTCGCGTCTGCTTCGCTATTGGCTTCTAATTCGCCCGTAGGCGCATTTTCCTCGTCCGGGGTAGCCGTTGTACCACTATCCCCCGTTTCGTCCGATACACCCACCGTCGCAGCCGTTTTTTCGCCTAGATACTCGGCTACCTTGTCGGCTACCAGGCTCGCGGCGCTTCTTTCGGCTACTTCGATTTCTTCCCCAGCTTCTACGATGGCGCCGTTAAACGTCACCGGCTTAAGCAGTTTTACTTTTGGCATACTATACGCCCCTTTCGTTTTGAGTTGATAAAGGGGCATAGCCTATAGTACGCCCCTTAATTAGCTGCCATACCCCTATACTAGCAGGTCGGCGATTTTGATAAGGTTAGGGTCTAGGATTTTCGGGAACGAAGCCGCTACGACTTCCACGACTTCCCTAGTAGGTCGCTGCATAGTGAACGTATGCGCGTAAATACCAGGGTTCATATCGTTTTCGTACGTAGGTCCTAGAAGCTGCTTACCGATTACGCCGCCTTCCTTAAGGAAAACGCCCTTTTTCTCGCTAAGCAGTCTTTGGGTAACCCGGCTTCCGCCGCTTTCCACGTCGCGGTAAGTAACCGTCGCGTCGAAGGCTTCCATACGTGGCATTTGACGGCCTACCAGGAAGTCGTTAAGTTCGTCAAGCGTTACCAGCTTGTCGCTAAGGCCTGTAATAGCCTTTCTAACGTTCGCGTCGTTCATTACGGCACGAATCGCCTTAATAGACGTTACGAATACGTCCGGCACTTCGCCGTTAAGGTCGATGTACGCCTGTACCCAGCTTTCATAGTCCGGGATAATCGTAGGCGCTGTATCGTCCCACTTAGTCCCAGCCGTTACCTTGTTCTCGGCAGGTACGCCGAAGTCCTGGCCCAGGATAATACCGCCCTTGTTGTAAGCCAGTACGCCGTTACCCAGCGCCTGCCAGCGCAGCCACTCGATACGGGCGTCGATGTTACGCTTAACCTGTGCGGTCTTGCCTAGTGCCATCTGTACGGCCAGCTTTCGCTTGCCTTCGTTACCCTTATCGCTCATAGCTGCAAGTTCTTTTTTCGTAAGAATGTAGCTTTGACCGATATCGGTAATTTCACCGGACACCCTACGTACAGGGTCGCGGTCAGTTAAAGGCAGTTCGGCGCCGCTGTCTACCAGGTTCGCCATATCTGCCTGGCGCGTAAGCACCGTTTCGTTAAAGTCAATGTCGTAAGTTTCTTCGATAGGCAAAAATCTTTGCCCGATGTACTTAGCTTCTACCGGTACTTCCCGAATCGCTTCGGTAAATAGCGGGTTAGAGAAAAAATCGCTTAAGTTTGCAAGTCCAGCCATGTTTATTTACCCCTTTCGTTGTTGGTTTAGTTAGTTGTCGCTTACACGAAGCGCACGCTACCGGCCAGCGCCTTCTTGAATTCGTCGGTAACGCCGGTAAGCATACCAGCATGTACCGCACCGTGTACGATTACCTGGCCTACGGTTACGTCGGGGTTATTTCCCTCGTCGTCTACCGTGAATTTCACGCTCTCATCAAGAATCACGGGGTTAGACTTCCCCGGCTCAAAAGTGCCGGGCGTCGATTCCGTGTACTTCTCGTACTTGCCGCTAGTGTCGTCCATTACCAGGCATTGGCCTTCTGTGACAAGTTCGCCGGTCGCGAATTTGCTACCGTCCAGGGTAATGCCGTTTACTACGTACGCGTAATGTGCGCTTGCCTTGATTTCCTTAGCAGCGCTAGCGCTGTGGGTTCTGATAGTGATATCAGCCATTTTTAATTACCTACCTTTCGTTTAGTTATTTGGTTTCGGGAAACGTGATACCTGTTTTCGCCAGCATGGCCTTAGCTTCGGCCCTTTTCTTTTCCAGGTCCTTAGTGCTGCCGCCAGCTGTGCCGCCGCCCGGGCCTTTCCCCTTGAAGCCCGTACCGCTTTCGTCGTCGCCTGCGCCTTCTTCTCCCCCCTCTGCGGCTTCGAATAGGTTAGGCTCTGCCTGCGCGATACGCTTTAACGCTGTTTCTACGCTTTTCATGGTAGCTTCACCGCTCTCGTCGTCGATTTCTACCAGGTCCATATAGTCCAGCTTTAAAGCGCGCACTACTTGAACAGGGTTTACAGCCTTAAGCTTCCCACCCAGTCCCTTAAGTACGGCGTTCTCTACTGCCAGGTCCTGTACGCGGCTTTCCAGCTTTGGTAATTTGCCTTCTAGCTGCTTAAGCTTCGCCAGGTCTTGGTCTGTAGCTGCGCCGTCTGTACCGCCGTCGCCTGCGCCCTGGCCCTTCTTCGCTAAGTCGGCTACCGTTTCCAGTAGGTCTTTGTTCGAAGCGTCCACGTCTACGCCGGCGTCCTTAAGGGCTTTTCTTACCAGTTTCGTAGCTTTTACCACTACGATACGGTCTACGTCTGCCTGTGTGAAAATAGGCTTTTCGGCTTCGGGGCCGAAGGCTGCCGCTTCGTCGTGTTCGTCCTGGTCTATAAATTCATCGTCCAGTAACTTTTTAAGTTCGGCTTCGTACTGGTCCTTCGTGATTTTCCCCGTTTTTAACTGTTCCTGTAGCGTTCTGATTCTTTTCATAGTCTACCTTCCTTTCCGTTTTACGGCCGTCGCCTTATTTGCCAGCTGTAAGCCGCTGGTCGCTATATCCCCCTGTCAGTTTAACGCCTTGCCAGGTCGGGCCTAGATTACCGCGCCTTCGGGGGCGCCGTCTGCTTCCGGTATCTCCCCCGTTATGGCGATTACCGACGTAAAAACGTCGCTCGTGATAAGATACAGGGCGCTAACCGGGTCCTTTAGGTGGTCGGTTTCCGTGTACTGTCCCACGGGTCCCACCGGCCGGCCTTCATTCCCCAGCGCTACCATTTCGGCCCTATCTACCGCCCTTATATCCCCTGTAAGCTTGCCGTCGTCCCATGTAATGCTGTATGGCTTTCCGCGTATCCTGCCTTTTACCGTAAACATTTCGATACCCCCTTTACTGCGATGCCAGCAGGCCGTAGATAAAGTCCGCGTAGTCTGTATCGTCCATAATCTCATAAGTACCTGTATAAACACTTTCTAGCCCCATGCTTAAAAGTTCGTAATAACTTGTTTCGGTGTTTCCGTAGTCCTTACCCATGTAACCGCTAAGGAATTTATCGAACCGGGTCATTTCGTTCTGTCTATACCCGCTACCCATCCATTTAAGTTCTTCCCCAGCTGTTCTACGTTTGTAAAATTCATGTTCCAGCTTTTTTATGTTAGGTACCATATCCTCTATTCGGTGGCCCATCTCGTGAAAAGCCACCCTTCGCATACTCGCGGTACCTTCCCCGCTTAGGGCTATGGTATCTTCTAAAAGGTCCATGCGCTTAGCGCGTTCAAGCTGCTCTATAGTATAGCCCGCTTTCTCTACCGCGTCTTTACTCTTAAAATGTGCCGCAGAATAGTACCCACGTTTTACCTTTTTCGTTTTGATTGGCCTAGTGTTAGAAGCTTTTACCCAGTCCGTAGGTAAGTAGTTTCTTACCTCGTCTATGGCCTTCTTTCCATCTACGCGACTTCGTTTAATATATTCCTGCGTAGTGCCGGCCGGCCCCATAGGTCTTATCTTCTCTAGTATTTCCTTTGTGGTATCCGCCTTACCGCTTTGTAGGGCCATTCGCCATACTTTAGACCATTCTTCCCGTAAGGGTCTTTCCATTTCCGAAAGTTCCTTAAATTCCTTACCGCCTATTTGGCTGTCGGGTATTTTGTCCTTAAGCGCTTGTATTTCGTCCAGGCGATTTTCTAGTTGTTTTTTTCTTTCTATGGCGTATTTTTCTTTCTCTTGTATCTGCTTACGTATTACAGCGCCTACCTCGCGTACGTCGGCTTCCGTGTTTATCCCTTGTTCTATCCTCGCTTTTACTATCTCGTCCCACTTCTCCGCTTTCTTACCTTCTTCGACGGCCTTTAACTCGGTCTTATTCACCTTGTCCCATGCTGGGCGGGCTATAGTGACCGCGCCGCCGGCTGTCTGCCACCGTGTTACCTTTCGGTTAAAGGCTTCCATGGTTTCGCCGGGTCGTAGGTAGCTTTTGAAGTTGTCCCTTTCCAGCAGTTCCTTAGTCGGCGGTAGGCCGCGCTTTTCGGCGTACTCGTCGTAGGTCCTGGCCTTCGTGTAGACGTTTTCGCCCCAGCTGTCCTTCGTATCGCCGCTTCTCGCTATCCTTTCCTTGGTGCTTACGCCCAGGGCGCTTAATACCAGGGTCCACTTACAGCGACAATTCGTATGATTCGGTATCCGCTGCCAGGCTACGCCAGGGTTACCCGGTGTATCGTAGTCCAGGTCGTACTGTTTACCGTCGTTATCCCTGTCTTTAGGGGCCGTTCTTATGTCTAGGGTCGCGTTCCACCGCTTGGCGTCGCATATATCGGCGTTTTCCATGCCTAAATAGCTGCTACCCAGTGCTGCGGCCCTATTTAACTCGGTCCGCATAAGGGCGACGTTTCGGAAGTAGCCTTCCCCGGTCACGTCACGCATGGCCCGGGCTGCTTCGTTCACCGACCAGCCATTTTTAACGGCTTCGGCCACCTTCTCGCGCGCTTTCTTCGCGATAAAGTCCGCGTTAGCCCTTATTCGGCTGCTGTAGTTCGCGCCGTCCGGTAGCCACGGGTTAACGATAACGCCTAATACGTTCGCCTTACTTAAAAGCGGGACGTTTACCCCGACTTTCGCCGCCTGCTCAAGCCCCCAGGCCTGGAAGTAGTAGCCATCTTCGAAGCCCGCGCTTATGGCGTCCGTAAATACCGGTACCATTTTCTCGGTTTCGCTTTTGATGATTCCCCCCAGCTGTAGGTCCTTTTCCAGCTGCTTAGCCAGGGCTTCAAGCCTGGCGCCTTTATAGTTAAGGGCCGTTATCTTAGTAGGGTCGTCCATGGCGCCCGCTTTAAAATAAAGGTCCGCTACCTGCTTTTCTATCTGCTTCGTCATGCGCTGCCAGGCCGGGGCTAGTGATTTCGCTTTTTCGGCGGCCAGTTTATCAAGCCGCCCCTGGTAGTATTCCGTAAAGCCTTCTAGGTCTTTCTGCCTTCGGGCTAATACGCGTTTGCTTATTCCAGCCATAGCCTACGCCCCCTTATTTTTCGCCTTCCTCGTTATTTTCCCCTTCAAGGTTCGCGAATTCTCCGCCGTACCCCAGCGCGGTTAGGCTCGTCTGCGCTTCCAGCTTGGCCCTTTCCTCTCGCTGCGCCTTCATTTCTTCCAGGGCAGCCACCGGGTCGTCGATAAACCATAAGAGTTCGTACAGGTAAGCGTCCGGTACCTTGTCGATAAGCAGGCTTACGATATCCGCTATTTCCTTGTAGTTCTGCGGCATGTTTCGCTTAAGGGTAAACTGTACCCATTCCGCCCTATATAGGTCGTCGCGCTTTTCCATGGCGTCGGGGTCGCTTAGAATCTCGTAAGGACTTTCCACGCCCGCCGCTACCAGCTTCTCGGCGTTCATTAGGTCCGTTATGATAGCGATAAAGTCGTTAATCGCCGTCGTGAAGTACGTTTCCTTCTTCCCAGCCTTGATATCCAGGTTCGCGTACTTCATTTTGATTTCGGTAGCCGTGGCCCCCTGTAGGTCGTTCAGCTTCGGCGTAAAGGTCGTATCGTAGCTTAAATCTTCCAGGCGCTTTAGGTAGTTCTCTACCGCTGTATCGCTTTGGTCCTGGGCGATAAATTCCGCGTCGCTGTCCTTCGACTTAAGCGCGATGGCCCTAGCCTTTCGCATTTTGATTACTTCTTTTTCGTCGGTATCCACGCCCTTAAGCTTAAGGTACTGGTCCTGTAGGTAGTCTACCAGGTTCGCCTTGTCGCTTACTGCATTGGCGTAGGCGTCGAAAATGCTAAAGACGCTTTCCAGGTCCGACGTACCAGCACGCTTTACCCGTCTGCTGTACCTGGCTGCGGTTCCATTCGTGAACACGCTTACCGGGATACGGCCCGCTTTATGCTCGATAGGGTTACCTGTTTCGATTTCCGTATCGTCCAGCACGTAGCCGTCGCCTGTTTCGTTGCTGCGGTAGTACGTGATATACCTATCGTCGTAAACCTCTACCCGGGTATACTTTTCGGTACCCGCGTCGGTGGCTACTTCCATTTCGTACCTACGTAGGACCATTACCAGGCGGCCCCTCGTATCGTAGACCGGTATTACTTCCTGTACCGGGAATTCCTCGAAGTCGATATTACCCTTTTCGTCTACCCAGCATATAACCGGGCTGTAAAAGGCGATACTGCCCTGGCGCAGCTGCTCGGCAAGTACGCGCTGGGCTTGTTCCGTCCTTAGCTTCTTTAGCAGCTTCTTACGGAATTCTTCCAGTATCTCCGGTTCCTTCTTATCCTTTTCCAGGTCGGAATCGTATACGGTCCATACGGGCGGCTTCGCTATGATGTAGTCCACCGCCACGTCGATAATCAGCTGGGCCAGGTTTACGAATATCTTATAATTCGTATCGTCGCCCCGGGCCTTGTCCCTGGTGTCTACGCTTTCCAGGTACCCGTCGTATGCGGCCTGGTATTTCTCTACTTCGGCTTCTTCTATCCATGCGGCGTGCTGGTCCAGCATAAGCTTTATCCATCTGCCGTTAGCTTGCGCCCAGTCTTGCGCCGCTTCCAGGCTCACGCGCGGCAGGCTCGATAACGCCGCCGGTGGTGTACTTGTTACAGCCATTCGATTACCCCCTTTGTTTTAGATTACTTCGCTGCGGTCAAAAGCCGCCGCCTTACGCGCGCCCGGGTTCTTAATCATAAACGCGGCCCGCATAAGTAAAAATAAAGCTGTCGCCATATCGTCATGGGCTACGTGGCCCGGCTTGCGTGGTTTCGCGTTCCCGGGTACGTACCAGTTTATCTTTTGTTCCTTTTTCGCTTCTCGTATCAAGTTTTCCAGCTGCCAGCGGGCTTCGTCCCATAACTCGGCCTGCTCGGGGTCGTCCACCGGTCTACGTGGCATTTTGAAAAGGTCGCTTTTCACGTACTCGTAGGCCAGGTACCCCAGCTTGCTTTTGTTCTCGTCGCCGTGGGCCTTAAACTTGTAGGCTTCTACTTCCTGGTTAGTCAGTATTTCCTTAAGGTAGTATACCAGGGGTTCCCCGATTCCCGTAGCGTCGCCGCTGCCGCCGATGGTTCCCCAGTGCTTTAGTATCTTAGGTATCAGTTCCCTAAGCTTGCTATGGGCCTGTCCGACCCACTGGTAAAAGCATACCGGTATAATCGTACCGTCCTTCTTTAGTTCCCCTATCACCAGGTCCACGGCGTCGCGTTTATGCTCGCCTACCGCGAATTCGTCTACCGTGGTTAGTTCTTCTTCCTGGCCGGCAGCGTCCAGCGCCCATATGTAGATTTTCCCGGGTTCCGGGCCTACTCTCGGCTTTTGGGTGCCTGCGAATACCCGCGCCAGCTGTTCATGGCTAAAGAATTTACCGATACTGTCTATAAAATTAAGCAGGTACTGGGTCTGTATTGCGATATGGTCCTTACCCAGTCTTGCTACCTGGTTCTCGAAAGCCTTTTGGTAGTTCTCGTTACCCGACGCGATAACCCGGTGGGCGTCAATCTTAAAGACCAGCCTAGGGCGGTACCCCAGCTGTGCTTCTAAGCGCTGTTCCATATCTAGGGCCTGCTGCATACCCTGGTAGATAAAGCTTTCCTTTGTCCAGGCTACGCCCCATAAGACCGTCGTAGCATTGTTAAAGGACCCCATGGGCTGCGCGTCCCGTTCCCACTTATTCGCGTCTATGTCCTGGGCTTCGTCACCTTCCAGCAGTGTAAAGGCTGTCTGCGAAGCCACGTTAGCGGACGGGTTAATACTTAGGAAGGCCCATTTATTGCTGTCCCTGGCCGGTCCTATATGGTACTTGTAGCCGTCTGATTTCGACCAGCGGGTTTTCGTAAGCACGCTTCCCGCCAGGCCGCCACTGTCTGCCGTGGCCGCGCCCTCTAATCGGTCCATGGAAGCCTGTACCTGCGGCTTATGTACCGGTGCGAATTTGACCCCGCTTACCGGCTGCCCGAAAAAGTGGCCATAAAGTAAAAGGTACTGCTGCACGAAGGCGCTTATTTCGTTTTTACCGGCCTGGCGCGTTACCATGACTACGAAGTACCAGCCCAGGCCGTTTAGTGCGCTGTATATGATGGCGTCCGCGATTTCTACCTGGTAGTCGTACGGGTCGTTCTTCCGTATCAGTCGCCAGGATTCGCGTATGTTCTCACGTTTGAATAGGTCGGTAATATCGGCTATCGCGTTATAAGGGGCGCCAGCTTTAGCAGCCTTTACGGTTTTCGGTATGGCTACCAGCGTAGGCGCGCCGCTTATAGGGTCGATATCCGCCTTATATTCGAATTCCGTAGACTTGTAAGCTAGGTTTCCCTCTATCATAGCCTTATTACTTCCCCCTTTTCCTCTATTGGCAGGCTGTCGGGGCAGTAGGTAAGTCGCAGGTACCTGTTTTCGCTGCACGCTTGGCAGCGTCTTTTTTTACAGCCGTATAGGTGTCCCTGCTTCTCGCTTAACTCGCAGGTACTACATATGCAGCCTTTGCATGGGTCCTTACTCATTCTTTACCCCCGCCAGTTTCAAGATTTCCCTATAGCCCAGGTGGTTGTAGTCCTGGGGCTTCATTCCCCGGGCCTTTAAAATCGCCTTGGCCTGCTGTAGCTTTCCCTGGTTACTCGTCGGCGTCGTCATTATCTACGCCCCCTTTCGCCTGTGCGCTGCCGCCCCAGCTTACGCTTACCTGGCCGTAGGACGCTGCCCTTAGTTCCTGGTTAATGGACTTAAGCAGGTCGTCGCCCTGTTCCGGGTTCATTTTGCTATAAGCGTCTACCAGCCTTCGCAGCGTGTTAAGCGCCCTGTCCAGCGTTCGGTCCTCGATGGTCCCGGCGTGGTAGTAGTTCCTCGCCCTTCCGGTTTCGCCCTCGTTAAACCATACCTTGGTTTTATCGTCGGCCGGTCCGTCGCCTTCTTTTTCCGCTATATCCTTCCACCGGTCGGCCCACTTGCCTAGATACAGGATAATCTTAGCCTTCATCATTAGAATTTCGTGCTTAAGGCCCAGGGCTTCGCCGCCAGCTTCCAGCAGTTCTTCGTATATGGCCCGTTCCTTTGGCAGCATGACTTTAGAGTACAGGCCGTGTACCCGTGAATTTTGGGCCGCCGCCTGCTTACCTTCCGGTGTCGTCGGACCGGTACTACAGCCACCGTGTATACTACAGCGTCCGTATCCGATATGGTCCGTACGTCTGCCGGCATATGATAAGCAGTAACTACCGTCCGCTCTTTGCGCCCCACAGGCCAGTACAGGCTTTTTTCTGATAAAGTGTATGCGGTTCTTCTCGTCCGCCTTCTCGTTTAGTCGCTTTTTAAGGTCCATATCGTAAGGGTCGTATCCTTCCGGTATCTCTATCCTGTTGCAGCCGTAGTATAGATTATCTTCGTTTTCCATAATGACCCCCCTTCCGATTGACCGATAGTAGTTTTATTTAAAGGGCGACGCGCTAGTAAGGTTTTCCGCCTTTAGGTTCCGTATGTAGGTAACGGCTCGTCGCAGTACGTCGCCCCTGTGTCCGTTTCGTAAAAAAGGGCCGGTAAGCACGATAAACGCGGCTTTCCTGGCCCTTTTGGTAATATTTAACTAACTATAGGTAGTACGTAAACGTACTACCGCCATACTACATATAGAGTACCAAAGTTTCCCACCCTCGGCAAGGAATAAGAAGGAAGTCTCCATTATACGCCTTAAACTTCCCTTATTTTCTCTAGCAGGTCCTTGATACCCGCAGTTATCCCGTTCACATGGTAGTAAATGAATTCCACGGCCTTATCGCAGCGTCTGTAATATGTACTCTTTGCGATTCCCGTACGTTCCAGCGTTTCGCTTAGAGGCAGCTGCTCGACCCATCGGTACTTCGCGCATACGTAAAGCACCGGCGGCAGGTCGTTAAGGGCAGCTTCCAGCATTATTTTATTCAGCTGCTTGTTACTGACCCCATCGTACGGCTTGCTGTCGCTGTTAAAGCAGGCCTGGTACTTCGGCGGCCCGTCACCCTGTAGGCTGTCCCAGTCGTCCAGCCATGCCCTTATTACCTTCTTGCTTACCAGTCCTTCGATTCTTACAGCCATAGAAAAGCTCCCTTCTGAAAAAATATATAAAACGAAAAAATTTAGAGGGGGGTAATTTTTATGAAAACGACTTTCTAAAACGAAAACAAAAAACTACCCCCCTAAAGATTCGAATACCTTATATATTTTTTATTTTCTCTATATCTCTAACTATAAAACAATACTATATATACATATATAATATTAATAAATACTATATATAATAATATATATAATATATATAGTAGTATTGTTTATATAGTATATAGTATATATAGTATGTAATAAGTCTTTTTCTTTCACACGCTGGAAGCTTTGGAATTACTGAGCTGTAGCCTTTTCGTTCTAGGGCTTTCTAGACTGTCGTTAGCCTTCGTTCTTCTCTCGTGCATGATGTAAGCCCCCTTACTTATCATAGAAGCGCCGCTTATCC